AAAAATAAATATTTATGTCTGCTAAAGGTTCTAGCCTAGTAATTCGTCGTTACGAAGGCTTTGGAGGTAATTATATTAACTCCCAATATTTGTCTGCTGCCTATGATACAGGTAAGCCAGATATGCTTGATAATACCCTCTCGACTATTTACTCTGCTAAGTCACGTTTCTTTACAGGTAAGTTGTTGACTGGTTTAACAAAAGGTTCCCCTATCGGAACAAAAGAATTGACCACTGAAGTCTTCCGTTGGAGACTACAAGGTGCTGAGATTCGCAATGCTGTTGTAGTTACAAACATCGAAAGTGGCAACACTGCTCCAGGTTTGAATGGTACTACTTTCCGCATCAAGTTGGATTTGAACTATTATTCTCGTCCAGACGTTCTGCTTCCTAAGAATCCAGAATATCCATGTGAGATTGTAGATGGCCCATTTAACGATGGCGATGGTTATATTTTTGTTTTGAGGCTCCAAGGAGATGATCCTTCTAAGTACCTTCCTGCTGATCAATTGGAAGTAGGCGCAGAATGGTCTAAAGGTTGGACTAGCGTAGTAAGTGAAGCCAACGACCAGTTCGGTACTCAACAGTATGCTGCTCCATTTATGCTTGAGTCTCAAGTAGGCGCATTTGCCCAGAAGATCACTGTAACTGATAAGGCTCTTCGCGATGAAGGTCGTCTCGGTTTTGACTTTATTTACACTGATCCTAATACCGGCAAACAGCAGGTAGTTAAGCGCTTTATGCCTTATGCTGAAGCTAAGCAGTGGAATGAACTGTATCAGTCTATGGAAGTACAAGCGTGGTACGGCGTTAAGCAAACTAAGCAATCTACTGTTGCTCCTGAGTGGATAAAAACGGGTCTTTGGGCTCTCCTATTTAGAAATATTTAGGCAAACACTTCTTTAATTGCTGGGATCTCCTACTTTATTATAATAAAGGGACAATCAGCAGCTAAGCGTTTTATACAAAAAACAAAAACAAAACATGAAACCAGATTTCCACTATAAGATAGGACAAAAAATAGGATTATTCACTATCAGTTCCTACGAAAAAGAAGGACTTCATATATTAACATGTGAATGTGGATCTACCATTACAGGTGATTCTTCTCATATTACAGGCAAAATTTCTAATCTGTTAAAGGATGGTTATGTTGCTTGCCAAAAATGTCAAAATAAATTGAAGAAAGAATTTGAAGAAACAAAACTTGAAAAGTCTAATTTAGCTAGTTATAGAGATGCTTACAATCAAGTATTAAATAAGGCTAAAAAACGAGGCAAAGAATTTGCTTTAACTTTTGAAGAATGTTTAGATATCTTTCAGCAAGATTGTTATTATTGTAGTTGCCCTCCTTCTAATACCATAAAAAGAAGAAGCTCTGAATTAACAACAAACTATCAAGGAATTGATAGAATTGATTCAAGCATAGGATATTATAGTAATAATGTAGTTCCATGCTGCAAATATTGTAATGGAGCAAAACTAGACAGATCTGTAGAAGAATTTAACAACCACATTGAAAATATGTATAATACGAAAGTTCAACGACTAGCTCATTTGAGCGTAGGAGCAAGTGCTCCGAAATGGGAAGTATCCTCTTCTCGGTAGAGAAAGGATAAAGATATAGTCTGATCTATACAGTAATGTATAGCTGCGATACTATTCGCGGGTATGAATTAACGACTCATACTGAACACAGCCCGCCAGGGCTAAGAGAACAAATGAAAGATGGGCATACGGAATACATCAATACTCCTCCTTCTGTAACACGTTTGAAGGATTATTTGATGGATATTTTCTTTGCTCGTGAAGACGAGAACAACCGTGATGTTGTAGGTGTAACTGGTTCTTTAGGAGCAGTTAGTTTCCACGATGCTCTTGCTGCTGTTGCTGCTTCTTTCTTGACTATGGATACTCATTACATCCGTCGTACTACTGCTGACTACACAGATCAGGCTCTTGAGTTTGGTTCTATGTTCACCAGTTATGTAGGCCCTCTTGGCATCAAGATTCGTTTGGCGATCAACCCAATGTACGACTCTGCTCGTTACTGCAAGACTTACCACCCAATATACACTGAATACCCAATCGACTCAGCTCGTTTGACTTTCATGGATTTTGGCTCAACTGGTATGCAGCAGAACATTATGGCTCTTAAAGTAAAAGATACTTACCGTCATGCAACCATGATGGGTACTGTAGGTTAAGAAACTACTTGAAATTATGGAAATTATTATTGATGGCTTAAAAGCATTTAAAGAATATAAAAAGAATCACAGTTGGTATGTAGATTTTATTTGTGTTTGTGGTAAAACAGGAACCACGCTAAGAAAACACTTCTTATCTCGACATACTAAATCATGCGGTTGCAGAAGAGCCAAAATACATAATAAAAAGAATACTCCACTATTACCTCGTACAACTATAGAAAATGTACTGTACAATCAATATGTTAGAGATGCTAACAATAGAGGAATAGAATTCACATTAAATAAAAAATACTTTACTTTACTTACTTCACTACCTTGTGTATACTGCGGGGCTTTACCAAAAAATAAATGTAATTGGGGAGGCACTACAAGATTATACAACGGATTAGACAGAGTAGACAATGAAAAAGGTTACATTAAAAACAATGTAGTTTCTTGTTGTACACTTTGTAATATGGGGAAGAATAGGTTAGAAAAAGAAGAGTTTTTAGAGTGGATAAAACGAGTATATAATTTCAATTATGGGCCTACATTAAATTCGGTGAATTCGGTGAACATCTCTATAGAGGACAATACCGAACCAAGCTTTAGCCTAAACGACTAAAGAAGGTGTAACGCATAGATGTTGAAACTTCATAAGAAGAATATAATACATCCACGAGCGCCGAACCTATTGACCTTGTCAATAGGATAATATATGCTGAACTTACGAGATCTATAACGCCCACCTCGTAAGAAGTAAGAGATAAAAAACTCTTACGATAACAATTGCCAATGGGCGTAGTTAAAGGCCAAAATGTTGCGATGCTGAAAGCTCAGTACGATCAAAGCTGCGAAGGTACTTTTGGTATCGTAATGTTGGATCCAACACGCAGTGGTGAATTGATCTATAGCGATCAATCTACGCTCTAGTAGGTATTAATAATTAATAATATAATATCCTCCACCTAGACTAGCCCTTTAGGTGGAGGCTACTTATTGTCCCAACAATAAAAAACTTGGAATACCTTTAACAGATAATCGTAAAGGGAGGAGGAAAATACCTCGTTAACAAATAACAACAATTATGTCTTCTAAAGTATTTATATACACAATACCTCGTGACTCAGCATATGGGATTCACAACTGGACAGACCCTACTTCTGGACAAAAAGTCGATAAAACTAAAGTAGGAAATGCTAAAACAAAATTAACTGCACTGTATTCTCAACGCGTAGGAGGACTATTGAATGGTCTTTCTTACAAACCTTGGGAAGAAAAGGGAGTAGTTAAACTTGGAGCAAATGGAAAAGAGTTAACACTTCAGGACAAAGAAGAACAAAAATGGAATCTTACTCCTGGATTTTTAACCAATAAGTCATGGCGTAGGGGAGATAGTTTAGATCCTGAAAAGATGTCTTACTTTCAAATGAAAACATGGACATTAAAAGATGGAGCTACAGTGTTAGACCTAGCCAGTTTTGATGACCTTATGTTTTATTATGTAGCACTGGACTCTAAGTTTATTGCCAATTCCGAAAGGGAACTGAAGGCACATAAATGGCCTTATGCTACTCACTATATAGCCATTACAAATGAAGGAGAAGAGATTATCCACGAGCGCAACTCCCGCAAGATTAAAGCATTTGCTTTGCTTGCTGACCCTTCCTTGTCTTCTGCTAAAAAGAAAGAAATCATTTGGATTTTAGATCTAGCTTCTACTGCATCTCCATTGTCAGAAGAACAGGCAGATAACATCTTGTATCGCTTCATTGAAGCTGATTCACTACTCAAACCAACTACCGATAAGTTCATTCAGACTGCTAATCTATTGAAGGATGAAAAAGGTCGTCAAGAGTTTGCTGCTAGACTATTGCTTAAGAAAGCACTAGACACTCGTGTGGTTTATGAGAAGTCTGATTCTTATACTTGGAATCGTGCAAAAGGTTCTATTGTAATTGGAGAGCGTTATAGTGAAGCCATTGATTTCTTATTGAATCCTAAAAAAGATTCCTTGGTATTGGAATTAGAGCAAGAAGTTAAAGCAAAGCTTTTATAAACAATAAAGCGCATGACTGCTCAAGAACTGAAATGGGACTTCTTATTTAAGCGAGATAACATCGAAAGCTTAAAAGGAAAAACATTTCTAGACAATGAAATTGATTGGTTTTTAAACACTGCTCAACTTGATCTAATTAAATCCAAGCTTATCTCTCGTACTCCAGATGGTACCGGATTTGAGGAAACTCAGAAACGAATTGATGATTTAGGTACACTTGTAGTCTCTTATCCAGCAC